CACCCAAACCCAAGTGATAAAATTATAGTTCTCTGGCGAGTTTGGCATAATGCACCTTTTATTTTTAATTGTTTAATTGTAACATAATTATTTAGGCTTGATAACTACTAGCATAAGTATCACTGCCAAAAAAGCAACAAATACTATAAGTTGAATATCGCTATCACTTACCATGACACTCGGTGATATTGCTATCTGAATATCCGACATATACAGTAACCTGTCCATTGCTTTCACGTTCTAATATTGCGCCACCTATAGCAAGGGCTATGCTTAGGATTATTTCAAACATTTATTGCCTCTGTATCGTGAAAATTAAATGAACTTGCACCACATCGCACAACACCTTCATAATATGTCATTGCTCTACGTCTTGCCAAGAATGTAGGAGTATACCATTTGGAACCAGCCTCAATCTCTATAAGCATATTTGATAGGAACTCACGATTGGCTAGATCAAAGTCATCTCGATTGCCGCCACGCTCAAATCTATCATCATGCCGACAGCATGAAGCCCTAATGCTAATACCATATATAGTGTCGGGAATAAAATCAAATAGTGCGTTTTCGGCACCGCATGAGCATTTATCTTTTGGTTTATATTCGGGATGATTGGATAGCATTGCATTCCTTTATCTGTTTTTTAATAGAATTTGCATTTTTAATTGAAGATGAAGTAATAAATTGTTCAATACTATTAAACCTTACATGAATATAAAACATTGACAAAAAAAGAAAAAAAGTGATAAATATTTTAAAACCATTTTCTTTTATAAATTTAAAATTATCAATATTTTTTACTTTAGAATGTAGGTCAAGCATCTGTAATTTCAATACTTTTAGTTCATCTTCATTCATCTTATACGCCTTGTAAGATTAAATTCCATTCAGATTCCACCCATGTATTAGAGGTGCTATTATTTACTAGGGTTAGCTTTGATTGATATAGCCCAGTTCCATAGATTACTAATCTATTACCGTTATAAACCATTCCATTCTCATATACATTTACGCCACGAGGAGGGTAAGGCTTTGTTATGTCGTATGGTTTTGCCCATCCCCAAAGCAATAGGGCTTCTTTTAGCTCATCGTTATTAATTTCTACTTCTTGATCTTCAAGTAGATTAATAATTGGAGTAACTCCGTCTGCTTCAAATATAGTGCGTGTTTGTGTAGCAATGATGTGATATGACATTATTTTTCCTTAGATAAGGTTAAGTGCTGCTATTGCACTTTCATGGGTTGGGTATGTACCTTGTGGGTCAACTACAATTGCATTTACTTGCATAACTTTAGCTTGTTTTGCTAATATTTTAGCTCTATAATCTAAAGCTATTATTTTTACAATGTGCATAGCGTCAGTAATTGAATAAACGGCAATATCATTATTAATATCCCATATTTGTATTGATGTTTCTAAATTAAGATTTGCTAAATCTACCCCAGCCATTATAGATGAAGCCGACTCCTTGCCACCGTTATAAGATTTTGTTCCTATTGTTATCGGTAGATTTGAAGCTATATTAAAAGCGTTTTCTATATCTTGTATTTTTGCTTCTTTTGCCATTTGTATCGTAATAGTAGGTATAGTAAAGATTCCTAATCCACTATCTATCATTCCGCAAACAACTTCATCATCAACTTCAATAAATCCTATTTCTTTATTAGGCTGAATTTGCTCAACTACCCCTTTAATAATTAAAGCGTATTTCATTATGCTACCTTCCATATTTTAATATCTGTATATATTTCAATATCCCCAGTGGCATACGTATGACCTAGCCCATTGGTTGCAATAGCCTGAGACTGATGTGTACTTAAGCTAAATACTTTTGTAGTGGCAATGGTAATAGTTCCAGCAAGATGCGAAATAGTGCCACCATTACCAGCTACCCACCCCGATGGATTTCCCACTAAAGGGATAGTGGCATCTGTAACATTATGTAGTCTTGTTTTATGACCTGTTGAGCCATAAGCAGAAGAATATGCCTCAATATAATATGTTCCAGCTGGTAGGGTAATTTGATTAGTTGCTAAACTTGCCCCTGTAATACTATTAGTCAATACAGTGTTTAATGTTCTTGGGTTACTTCCAACTACAGAAGTCCCGCCATCTACCCCACTTGCTTTTTGATCTTGGATATGAAAAAGGTTATTGAGTGAAGTAGAAATATCAGATAATAATGATACTGTTCCGCTCTCATCTTTAAATGTAATTGTTCTATCCGCTGTCGGCTCAGTCACGGTTAATGTTATTTGATTAGCATTGACCGTTGCACCCTCAAAGACTAAAGAACTGTCAAGATTTAAAATTCCGCTAATCGTTGCCCCACCTGTAATAATAGGGGAAGCTTTTGGAGCTTTTTCGGTATCAAGCTCATTGATTGCAGCCTGAACTGTTGTAGCTGAAATTTCACCTGCTGGAATATTTTTAATCGCCTGTGCAATAGTTAAAGCGAACCAATTAGAAGGAGTTGTTACAGGTGAAGCTGTACCAGCTACAAGAGGCATATATATAACATCATTATATAGCCATGACTCATAAGGGCTTATAGACGTTAATTGCCCTGTCCATGTGCCTTTAAAGTTTGCCGCCGCCACTGCCGCCGCACTTGCCGCTACTGCGCTTGCCTCTTTAGCATTGACATTTGTTTCAAGTGCATTAGCTTCTGTTTTAAACAAATTAAGATTCGTAGTTAAATCACCCGATAATAAATCTTGCGCAGTTTCTTGCGCTGTAACGAAAACATCTTTAGTTTCTGCCCCTCTATGAGGGAATGTGATTGTTGGAAATGTTGCTGTAATAGCCATTAAATCCCCTTTTTTATATTAAGTAATTTTACCATAATTAAATCATCTCGATTACTGACCATGTTAAGATCGTTTTATCAAAATTTGAAGCCACTATTTGCATATCCTGAGAAACACCTAAAGTAACTATATTTTCATAAATACTATCAGGAGATTCGTCTATAATAAAAGCTACTGTTTCGTCCTTGTCTGTTTTTGCTTTTCGTCTTAATGGCATTAATAAAATAGAGTCTATGACAGTTTCAAAATCCAAGAAGTCTTGCGCTGCTCTCTTAGTGATAGTAGTTATCCCAAAAGGGTCAGTGCTTCTTATACTATACGATTTAAACCCTATTTTTACATTATCAAGGGTTCGCCCCATGTCTACAGCTTGACCGCCAACCATGAACCCTACTGAAACATAAGTCCCGATTAGCCCAATATCAAAAGAAACTCTAAGCTGAGTACCTGCCCTTACAATATCCCAATACCTAGCCATATTTGTAGATAGCGTATAATCTGAATACATATAGTCGTAATAGTCAAAAACATCTTCATTAATTGACTGTGTATAGCTTTGAGTTAAAAGTACATTGTTAGATGCGTCTAAGTTCTCAATGGTGATACTTGCAGCCGTAAAGTAACCAATCGCTAAAGTATCAATATTACCCAATGGAAAAGTACATACTAAATCAGTATTAACAACTGTGTAAGAAGTCGAGTTCATATCAATTAGCGAATATTTATTAGATACGTTCCATTTAACCCAATAGTTTGATCCGTCCTCTGGCGTATGGTTTACATTTGCTGTAAAAGCATTTTTCCAAATATAGTTCCCATATAAAACAGTATCTCCAACATTATAAGTTATCTGTGCTGTGCCTGTACCTGTTCCAACGCCTGTTGCAGTGAATACAACTCCAACGGTACTAGATGCCGCCCCGATTGTTACGAAGTTAGTTGTTCCCACCGAAACAATAGTATAAGTTTTACCAACTACAAAAGCCCCAGCAGTTAATATAGATGCGCTCCATTCTGCTGTTGCCTCTGATATATCGGATGATGTGTAATCGGTGATTAATTGCTTTACATACTTCATACTACCGCCTTATAGATACCAATAGCTACGATACAAGGGTTATCAAATCTAAATGTCTTTCCTGTTACTAAATAGCTCTCTTCTCCATAATCAACAGGGAACATTACCCCTCCATTAATACCTACTTTAATCCCAGATGATTTCATTCTTATAACTGTCGCATTAGGGAATTCAGATAGTAATGATGCGGTTGTATAATCTGTTCCAGCTAATAGTTCTTTAGCCCCAAGATATTCTATTGCATAGGATGGTTGCGCCATTTTAATACCTCTTAATATTGTGTAATATTATCATAATTAAGCCGTTACCGTTTCGCCTAAGATACTTCTTTGAGTAGATAGTATTTTTAGGTTTGTCGCTGTATTTGTAGTATTAAGGTCATTTAGGTATTTAATTTGTGCTTTCAAATCATTTAATTGTGTTGCAATAGCCCCACTTTCACTAAGAGAGAACTTCAAGGTATCATTAATTGTATTAAGTGTAGTATCTGGTGTGGCTATTACGGAGCTAAACTTATTAGATAATATAGCCTTAGCAAACGATATATCTCGTGATGATGTTGCGGTAGCTGTTACTACATCAAGATAGCTTCGTGCATTATCAATAGCCTTGCCGCTAATATCTATCATATCCTCAGAACCGCTTGCAATAGCATCTATCATATTATTAAATGATTCACTAAACATTCCAAAAGTAACAGAAGGATTTTTAATTGAATTATCGGTTAAACTATCAACAAAAGATTGAATATTATCAAATACTGATTTTGTATCCTCTGCGATACGAGTCATATTATCAGCTACTAATTGTATGGACTCTAAATAATTTAATGCTTCTTTTGCCCCGCCCTCAAAAGTTTGCCCAGTTAGTGCGCTTAGGTCATTGATAGCTTGTATTTGAGCTTCAATATCATTGAACGAATCTGACATTAAAAGTGTAAATGTTTCATCAGTAAAAAACTGTTGTAAAGCGTCAATGTCTGTAATAGTTTTTTGTAAATACCCAGCGAAACTATCCTCTCCAATTAGTTTATTTACATCTGAATAAGCTTGTGCTAAACGTGAGGACTCATAAAACATTGTTCCAGTGACATCATCAAACATCTGCTTGAAGTCTTTGGAGGCATCTTTTAAATCGTCTATAGAATCTACTACGCCAATAGCCCATTCTTGTACTAAATTTTGTGCTTCATTTATGGCTGAAGAGATAGCTGGCATACCACCTTCCATGATGCTATAATTTAATTCTGATGCAGCACGTAATACATCTAATAAGTTAATTCCTTGGCGAAGAACATCTGAATTTGCTTGAATCCCAGCTACATAAAAGCCAGATAATTCACCTAATCCTACAGTAAAAGCATCAACCCCAGATTTTGTTTCTATTGCCAATACATCTTGTAACCCTTGGGCATACCCCATAAGAGGTATATTTATGGACTCTATGGTATCTTCCATCCATAAAGCATAGTCACGCTGAAAAGATGTGGCGGCTAGAGATACGTTTAACTGTGATGCTGAACCGTTTTTATCAATAGACTCTAATAGCTCAATTTGGCGGTCTAGTCTATCGGTCATCGGGCTATATGTATTTTCTATATTAGTTCTATTTTGCTCAAAGTTTTCAGTAGGGGCAGCAACACCTCCGCCGCCGCCGCTTGAACCGCCCATTGAAGTAAGTTGTCCTATCATTGGTAATACTGCCGCTGTAGTCGCTGCAACGGCTGGCATATTGAATGGGAACGGAGCCGAACCCCACGCACTAATCATCGCTTGGATACCCTGTGCTATACCAAGAGTAGCTGATACAGCCGTCATAGCTTCAGCGCCCCTTGAACCTTCCTCGAAGAACCCGCCTACTGCGGAGGCTAGATTAGAATAAGCCCCTATTTGTGCAAATATTTGCGCCTCTTCGATTTCTTTTAAGGCTATTTTCTTTTCTTCATCATTTAATTGGGATTTATTAATCTTTTTTACTGCTGAATCATATTTTTTTGTCTGTTTCTGCACGTCCTTAAATGCGTTACCTACATTTGCAATTGCTTTAGCTTGCCCTGTTAATCCTGCCGTCCAGTCTTTAGAATTAAGTGAGTCCTCCACGAATGAAGATACAGTCCCTTGCACATCAGTGTATCCCCCTTTTATTCCTTCTATACCATCTTGCCACGTAGTAAAGAAAGTTTGCATTTCTGTTGTGCCAAAAATAGGCTCTAACCCTTGTGCTATTAATGATGTGTTTTCAGCCTCCATTTGTTCCCAAGTGGATAGATAATCACGGTTCAATCTTTCTTTATCGGATAATAAAGCCTCTTGCTGTGCAAGTATGAATTCACCACGTCTTACATATGACTCATTTTCTGCTAATTCTCTATTCAGATATGCGTCTTTTTCTTCGTCTGTTACTTTTTGAATGTTTGATAATTTTGATTGATTGAGTTTATGGTCGATAGCACGTTCTTTTTTAGCTTCCTCTTCTCTTAGTCTTTCAGCTTCTTTGGCGGCTTTTTCTCTTGCCTTTTTTTGCTCTTTTGTTTCTTCGGATGCACTTCCTTTTTTACCACTTCCTTTATCACTTGAAGGAGCTATTTTTTTAATCTGCGTAGTATTATCCATTATCTCATTAAATAATTTACCTTGCGTAGCTATTGCATTCTCTTGCGTGTCTACAATGGCGTTGTAGTGAGATAACAGCCCCTTGCTTATATTGGTATCAATATCAACTCTACCAAGTTTTACACGCTCCCCACCATATAGAGATTTAACCTTATTAGCCCCTGCTTCGGCTAATCCTATCATGTCATTAATGCCATTTTCGGTTAATTGAGTTGCGGTATCAATAGCTAAAGCAATTGCGGTAGGTATAGCAACCCCAGCTTGATAGAAGGATGTTCCGAATTGAATCATCCCAACACCCATAACTTGCAATGCTCTATAAGCGTCTTTTCCGCTCTCTATAATTTCAGTTCTGTTATTATCCATACCTTTTGCAAAGTAAGAGAATGCCTCAGATAGTCCACCCGAACCGTTCATGGCTTTGTCGGCTTCTCCAACTAATTGAAGCAAAGAGTTTTGTATTTGGGTAACTGACATTGCAACGGTAACGCCAACCTTCCCGAACTTCTCGTCAACGCTTGCAGCGGATTTTTCCAAAGCATTAGCCAAAATATCAGCGGTAATTTTTCCTTCTGCACCAAGTGATCTAAGCTTTCCGATTGGCACACCCATACCGTCTGCAATAGCTTTAGCGAGTCCTTTGGAGTTTTCTAAGATAGAGTTAAGTTCATCACCTCTTAGCGTTCCTGATGCAAACGCTTGTCCTAGTTGCATAGTTGCAGCCGCCGCTTGTTGTGCAGTGCCTCCCGAAATTGCAATAGCTTTATTTACGGTTTCGGTTACACGCAGTATCTCTTTTTGGCTTTTCCCCATTTCGCCCATTGCTACCGCAAAGTTTGAATATGTATCTACCGTTTCGGCATAGCCTTGACGAGTTTTTTGTGCAATTTTAAAGAGTTCTTCTTGAGCGGTTGCAAGTTCTGCCGAGGAGTTTGTAACAAGTTTAAGCTTTGAAGTCATGCCTGTCATTGTGTCGGCAAGTTTTATATATTGTATTGCTACTGCTGAAACTGCACCAACGGTTAAAACTGCGTTAAGTGCGCTGAATGATTTAGTAACGCCTTGTGTGGCTTTTTCAGTATTTCCAGAGGTCTTAGAAAGCTTATCAAGTTCTGTATTGGCCGTCTTAATTTCAGAGGTATTAACGCTTATTTTTAAGCTGGCAGTGTCAGACATGAAAAGCTCCTAATATTTAATAATATTAGTATTATAGCTAATCATCCGAACTGTTTTTATAAGGGGCTTGAGTATTAGGGTTTTTATCATTTAAAAAGCGCACATAATTAGAACTCATCTTACGTAATAGCAACACTTCTTCACCATTAAGGAATGATTCGGTAGAGCGATTATATGCGTCAATCTCAGTGTACGATAAAGGAGTTACGCCCATACCATTGCTACTGCACCAGCCTAAAGCGTTTAGGTGGCTAATAAGGTACTCTAAGCCTTCGATATTAGGCATAGGAGGGATAATGCCTAATCGGTTGTATCTATCCTGCCATGTTTCGTTATCAGACGGTTTATAGCTATCGTCAGGTGTTGCGTTTAAAAACCCTATTTGTGAGGCGTAGCTCGAGAGGGTATCGGCTACGCCTTGTAATTTCCCAAATTAGAAGCGAATCGGTCAATAATATCTAGTATGTAAGGATTACTTAATAATTGCTCTACATTTTCAGGAGTGAACTTTAACGGCTTACCTTTTTCATCTTCTATCCATTCCCATCCAACAATAAGAGTTCCTAATGATTTACGTGCTACCTTTGCTATTTCTTCGTCAACTTCTACCATATCACCTTGATTGCGTCTAACGTCAATCATATTTCTTTGCATCTCAATCATAGCTTTATTGCCTGCTCTTGACTTCCATGCGTGAACACTTACCATTGCTTTAGGCTCAAAAGAGTTTCCTAAATGGTCTGTAATCTCGACTTGTTTAGCCGTTTCTGTTTCGTATGCTACTTGTGATAATTTCAATGTATTGTCTCCTAAGACTTATTATAGTTATGAGAACGGTGGACGCTTAGGAGGCATATAGCCACCGCTCACATAACTCTCTATGATTGAATAGGGGATAACCCCTATAGACTTTTATGCTATTACGTCTGTGTGTGCGCCATTTTGTTCAAGAGTTCCCTTGAACATAACAAAATCGTCAATAGCGTAACCCTTCATAAATGCCGAACATTTCACTGGGAGTACAGTGTAGTTTCCGTCAGTTTCAAGGATGATAGCTTTACGCTCTGATTTGTCAGCAAAGATAGCTTTCATTTCCGCTTGTCCTGCTGTATCTGCCGCATTGAAAGGCATTTCAACTGCAAGATTTCCGTAACTTACAGAACCCATAGATTTCTCAGTATCATCTAATGAAAGGTACTTATGCTCTGTTACGGCACGAGTTCCGCCAATGTCACCAAGTGTCTTGGTTTTGATAAGACGCTTACCTGTAAGAATTGCTGTTGCACAATCCGACTTTAATGTTGTTACGACTGTTGCACCGACTAAATAGATATTTAAGCCTGTTGCGTCTACTGTTCCTGCCATTGTATTCTCCTATGTTATTTTTAAATTAGCCCTCGATAAGAGTAGCCACTAATCCAGTACCGCCAGTGATAGCGATTACGCCTGATAGATATTCCTTAATACTTTCCGTACGAATTGACTTAACTGCCGCTGCTGCAATGCTTCCGACTGAATAACCAGCTGTAAGGTCAATAGTACCTACACCATTAATAGCGATAGTTGTCGCCCCTGCTCCGTCAATAACTGGTGTCAATGCTCCTGCTGTTGCATTACGCAAAACAAGAGTTTGATTAACTCCTGAACGGTATGTGAATGTGTCAAGCGTTCCAGTTAGTGTGGTTTCTGTAACCGCCACTGTTCCAGCCGCATTTACGTTTGTAGCTACGATTGTTGCCATGTTATGCCCTTTATTTTAATATCAATTGATATTATACAATATTAATTAGGAGTAGCTTTTATAGTAAATCGACACAATATAAATATATCGATCGCTACTTTGCCCCATATTTTTAATATCAGGCGTTTTAGATATTCGTACCGTATCTGTTCCATCGGTAAGCTGTAAAGCGTTTGTGAATGTTGAGCGTATTAATTGCGCTCTTGTTTCGACGGCTTTACTGCCTTGACCTAATGGGTAATATAAAGTTACTTGCATAATGCCTTGGTCTTTAATCATATCATTTGTAATACATAAGTCCTCTGATTCAGCATACAGCATTGACACGCTTTGGTATGGCGTACCTGCTACTGGAACGTAAGCCGACGATGGCAAATTCTCGTAAACTGTACCGAGTGACCCTGCTATTGTTGCTAATTTTTGTTCAAGTATGGTTCTTATACTCATGATAGTGTCCTTGTTGCTTGATTTACGAAGGTTTGGAACTTAAGCACATTTAGTCTTACCATTCCTTGGGGAGCTTGTTTTGACCAGCCGTACTCCAAGCGTTCAATATATGCGAGATTATTTGAAAAAGTAATTAAATCTCCTGCTTTATACTGTGCAGCCGTTCCGATTATTTCAGCCGTAACAGCTGAGTCGATTCGTATAGTAGTAGGTGCAGTTGTGCTAAATTTGTTAATATCAGCCATCCATGCACCTCTAGCTCTTCCGCTGTCTACTGGTGTACCCTGCATAACTGCACTAAATAAATCAATAGCAGTCTTTCGCACAACTTGGTCAGCGTTTTTGCCTGCTTTTTTAGCAAATGCGCTCATATCAAGTGAGAATGACATTACGCCATCTCTTTATCGTAGTATTTCATAATCTTAATATACAAGTGCTGTGATAAATAAGCCTTCATCTCTTCACATACGAAACCGTGTCTACTCATAATAAACGATACTGCATGAGTTATTTCGTGTACTATAAGCCCTTTTATTTCATAAACATCGAATGGCTTATCTGTGACGCTTATCATTACAATATGCCCTTTATCGTCATTCCATAAATCGGTAGTTAAACCGTCATTATTTAAGTACCAATCTGAACCAGTTTTAAACTTATCAATATAAGCATTATGATTTTCAGCACCGATAAAGAAATTAACCTCTGTTGGTATGAAGTCTAGTTTAATGGTTAATTTTTTCATTTTACGCCATCCGACTCGAGAATAGCATATAAAGCACCGTAACGCCTTCAAGTGATTTAACACTATCAATCTGCTTAACCGTCATAGTCACATCGCTAAACACAACCGTCCCCCCTATTGAAGGGATAACTGTGCCTAGAGCCTTTGCCGATACTAAAATCTTTGTGTCTGTTATGCTTGCCAGTCCTTTGTCTATGTCACTACTTGAAGGCGTGTCTTGATAGCAAGTGATAGGCTGTGATACGCTTGTACCGGCTATCCATTCCGAATTGACGTAACTGCCGCCAGTGGATTGGTTATAGGTTGCGCTTTGCCCATTAGCAAGTTGCTTGTAAGCACTATCAAATTGGCGTTTAGAAGTGGCGTTCATTTAGCTTACCTTTTGGCTTTGTAGGCACTATGTAAATATCACGTTTAAAAATATTATGTAGTACCGCTTCAATGTAGTTTTTCATACTCTCGTCACTTTTACGCCACTTGATACAAAGTTACGTAAAATATCGTCTAGCGC